TGTTAGCACACTTCTTATTGAAGGCTGGAAGATGGGCGTGAAAACTTTCTATTATCAAAGATCTAGTAGTCCTAGTCAAGAGCTTTCAAGAAATATTCTTGCTTGCAAATCCTGCGAGGCTTGATTAGAATAAGTATCAATATTCCCCTTTAAGGGGAATTATAATTCATAATCTAAACATATGAGTAATCTCAATAGATCAACTGTGCTTGTGCTTAATCGCAATTGGCAAGCAATTCATGTCAAATCAGCAGCAGAAGCATTATCAATGATGTATACCGATTCTGCAACTGGTTTGGATATTCTTGGTGAAGATCAAATGATTCCATATAAATGGAAAGATTGGATTAATCTTCCTAATGATCCGGAATCAGAATATGTAAAAACAATTAATGGTGAAATAAAAATTCCAAAAGTAATTGTTCTTTGTAAATTTAATAAAGTTCCAATGAAGAGACCTAAATTTTCTCTTTCAGGTATTTGGATTCGTGATGGTGGTATCTGTCAATATACAGGTAAAAAACTTTCAAAGAATGAAGGAAATGTAGATCATGTTATACCTAGAAGTAGAGGCGGTAAAACAGATTGGTCTAACTGTGTTCTAACACATAGGGAAATTAATGCACAGAAAGCCAATAGAACTCCAGAGGAAGCTGGTCTTAAATTGATTAAACCACCAACTATCCCTAGACATATGCCTACAACTTTTTATATTAAAAATAAACATAATATTAAAGAATGGTAAATGTTTTTGAATTTTTAATATGACTTGGGAACAATATGCTCTTAAACTTGCAGAAGTAGCTGCTCTTAAATCTAAAGATCCTTATCAAACTGTTGGATGCTGTTTACTTAGACATGATAATAGTGTTGCATCATTAGGATATAATGGCTTCCCTGCGGGCATGGAAGAAGATTGGTCCAATCGTGATGAACGTAGAAAATATGTTGTTCATTCTGAAATCAATGCTTTACGATATGTAAAGCCAAACGAATGTAATCTTGCCGCAACAACATTACTTCCTTGTAATGATTGTTTAAAGTCTCTCGCTGCTTATGGCATCAAGAAGATAGTCTACAAGGATGTCTATAAATTTGATCCTTCTACTTTGGATCTAGCTAAGAAATTTGGAATTGAATTAATCCAAATGGATTAAACATCATGCTTATAAACTAAAGCATTAGCAGTATTAACGATATTGTCAGAAGAAATAGCAATTAATTCTTCCATCCAAGGTTCAATAACACTACCTTTCTTAATAGCATCAAGGGCTTGATGCGCATGAGAAATTAATGAACGAAGACGAGTTTCAACCATCTGGATCTTGTCTTGTTCTAATGATTCAAAATCTTGATTACCATCATCAAGACTATCAGCTTCTCTTACTTCTAATCCAGATTCATCTTCAGGTGAAATTTCTAATGAAGCAACTTCATCATATGCTTCCATTAATGTTTTATAATCTTTTCTGTCCATTTTAAATATTTACACCTGAAGTGTGCAAATATTTAAAAATTATATATTAAATAAATGGTAGATCTTTATAGATGCTATCATATGCACCAATTTTCTCTACTGCTTTCTTTACAACCTTTTCTCTTGCTGCAAGATAAAAATTAGGCAATCCAGTATCAATTACACCATAATCACCTTCTTCATCCAGTTCAAAAACCTGACAAAGACCACAATCAATATTAACATTACTTCCACCATTTTCATGGAACATTGTAATTCTATTCATCGTAGGAGTATGACCAAAGACTTGTTTAAATCCTCTAACCGTTTGACCTTCACGATAATCATCAAGCCAAAGAATACCACCAGCCTTATAGCTACCACCACGACAACGACCAACCGCACCGATATAAATATTCCAAATACGATTCAAATAGTCTTCAGTAACCTTAGAAAGACATTCTAAGATAAATTCATTACTCATACCCTTAATTGCATGTTCAAACAACCAAGGATGAAACCCAGCATGGGAAAACCAAAACCCATTCTCAAAATGAGCAAACTTAATTTTATCCCAGTCGGATTCAGTCATGATACGATTAATAGCATCATCTTTTCTCATATCATAACCAGAACAACTATATATGTTTTGAAGATTACCTTTGGAATCTTTTACGTAATTTAAATAAGAATAATTGATATCATGATTACCCATCAAATGAATACGATTGGGTTTATCAAGCGATTCTTTAAGCCAACGAGCAGTTTGTTCTGCATCAATAGCAGAATCACCGAAATCATCAAAGTAATCACCCGTAAAAATTACAGTATGAGTCTTATCATACAACGATGCAATTTGTTCAGCTTCAACCCAATGATTATGGATATCGCCTATGGCAATAATTTTATTCATCTGATAAGATTAAATGATTTTAAAATAATTGTCAAGCGATATGTCTATTAATCCAAATATCTAAATGCTGAATCTTATTTGCAAACTTTCTAATATAGCTACCAAGTTTAAGCCAAAATCTTCTCCAATAACCAAAAGTATATTTGTTTAAAAATCTTTTGATTTTACTTGAAAGTTTTGCTCTTTCTTTTGTGATTCTTTCTTGCCAATCTTCTTCATTCTTTTTAATGTCTTCTGCTGAATGTGAAAACCTCACTTCTTTTTTTTTAATTTTTCCTTTAATAACACCATCAACAAACTTGGCAAAAAATTCTACCCACCATTCATTTCCATCTTTGTCGATAACATGATCGTAGAAATAAAGATCACCAGTGAACTTTTCAAATTTAAACTTTCTAGATTTTTCCTTAAATTCATAAGGCCAGCAAAATTTACCTTGTCTTTTAATTTTCTTTTCTTCCTTCTCAGAAATCACACGAACATTTTCACCATCAATAAAGAGACCATAAAGCTTTCCATTCTTTTTGATAATATAAGTTGATAATGTGCAATCTAAATCTTTTGTTTGAAAAACACGATCATCCCAATTTACATTAGAAAAAGTTTTTTGCTCTTTCTTATTCAAAGGAAGAGGCAACTGACATTTAATATTATCGAACATTCCCAAAATTACCTCCTAGCTTTTCAGCATTATTGTTATTCATAATTTATAATCTTATCAGGTTTTAATTTTTTGTCAATTTTATTTTTACATTCTTGGACATTTCCTATAATTAGATTATATCTTTCTGATATGTAATCAATTTTTTCTTTATCTAATTTTTGTTTATAAGAATTTTTAGGATCAATGTATAAATCATAATCAGGCAGATAAAAATCTGGATAATATCTTCTTTTTTGATTTTTTGAGTCTATCCAATATAAAATTATACTTCTAGATCTTTTCCATTTTATGTTATTTTCATCTAAAAATTTTGCAATTTCTACCTCCCATGTTGAATCAAACATTATACCATTGTAATAAAACCTTTTAAAATTAGTTTCACCACCACAATTAGGATTATTTTTAGAATTTATAGATAAATTTTTTATATAACATTCACGACTACATGTTTTTAATTTTTTATTTTTGCTTTTAAAAAATTTATTACAAATATTACAAGTACAATTATATACTGTATTTCTTTTACATTTGCTACAACATGAATTTTTTATTGAAGCTCTAAAATTTATTTTAATCGAAATCTTACATATTTTACATGTAGCATTTTTAGTATTTATTTTATGCTTTTCTTTTATTTGATTTAAATATTCTTTAGTTCTTTTACTGGTGTTATATGTACCAGAACATTGTCTACTACAGAATTTTTTATTTTCATTATTTAATAAAACATTAAAACAATTTATACACTTTCTTATATTTTTTGGATTTAAATTACAAGTTTTTTTATGTTGCATTAAAATTTCATAATTATTTTTACAATAAGGACATTGTTTTTCGTTTGATTTATGAGACCATCTTACATGATTTGCATAAATTTTTGAATTTTCAAATCTTAAATTACATATATTACATATTTTCATATATAATACTTATTCTGGAGTCTATGGGATTCAAACCCATCTGAATTCTGAGGTGCAAGCTCAGTGTCCACATCTAGCAGACCCAGACCCCATAAAAAGGTTCCAGTTGTTGGATTTGAACCAACACAGAAGTAATATACTTACTTCAACTTCCTTGTCGGAGCGTCTCTTACTTGGACTAAACTGGAAAATGGTGGAGGTGTCGGCATATGATAGCCGAGTCCACATCTTTTTCTACATACACAATCTACATGTTTTGGTAAATTTAGCATTTGATTGACTAAAGGCTGCTTTGGCTTACCAACCTATCTTTTAGAGTCTGCCTGATATAGTGAAGAGTCTACACCTACCCCCTACTCTTATTTTACAAGTATCGTAGATACTACATCAACCTATTATTGTTATAAGAGATTTAATAGGATCCTCTCTTAGTGTTTATGCTGCCATGAGGCAAGGCTCTTCAGCGAAGAAGAACTCTACAACATTTGTCATTACTGACTTGACTGCTTCAACTGCATTAGCGATAGCTTTTGCATTTATTTTTAGTCCGCTTTTAACGTAGCCAACAGACCAACTACGACATGCAGTGTAGTATCCAACTATGTGTCAAATCCTGTCACCCCCGTTAAATTATATTTATCAAAGAACTATTATCAATATATTCTAAAATGGAATATATGTCAATTAAAATTCTAAAGTTTCGGCATCATCTTCATCAAGGGTAATGCCATCCTTTGTTACATACATACCATCTGTCATGTAAACAATTTTTCTAGAATCATTAAAATCTTCATTTGTAAGTTCTAAACCACCATACTCTTCCCACATTTGTTTACCCCATTCTAAATCATCTTGGGATTCTTTTACTCGTTTATCCCAAAGCTTTTGGGCTTTTTTTGTTTTTGGTTTCCAGTTATACATAATTTTTAAAATTGGTACACGAGGAGGGGATCGAACCCCCGACAAATTCGGTGTAAGCGAATTACTCTACCACTGAGTTACTCGTGCATTAAGTCCAAAGTGAACCTCTATACTTAATCAAATCCATAAAATATTCAGTATCTTTTTCAAAAATTCTTTTTTCTGCTTTATCAATTTCATCGGAGCAATCAAGAAAATCAGGTCTGGCATAAATCGCATCGATATAATTTTTCATACTTTTTCTTCCAACTTTAACCCATTGATAAATTTCTTCTAGTCTTTTATAAATTGGAAGTCTTAGATTTCTATATTGATTATAATATTCAACTGATCCAAAGTCACTAATTAATTTTTCAGTTGATGCTCTTTCATAATCTTCAATCATTTTGATTTGATCAAGACCATTCTCTTCTTCAACGAATGAAATAATTGCAGCAGAAAGAAAATCTTCAATAATGCCATCCAAGTCACGCCATTCACGAGGAATAGTTTTTCTCAATGATTCATGTTGAGGGTGTGTAATTTTTCTAATTGCATAACGGAAATTCCAAAATGCAATTTCAATTCTGTCCTTGATTGTTAGTTTCATTGAATAGTATATTAATCTTTTTTGCTGCCGAATGCAAGTTTTTTGTTTCTTTTTTATTCAATTCTGCATTTTCTACAAAATACTCAGGAGTATTTGAAAGATATGCCTGAACTTCATCTTTAAAGACTTTATCATTATACCCAATACTAAGCAAATGTTTTTTTATTTTCTTTAAAGATGATTGGTGAATTGAATCCACAATTTTATCTGATTCTTTTTTATATTTCTTATTTAGATAATAAAAAGCATGTGCTACTTCATGATCAATAGTTGTTTTTTCATTAGGTCGTGAACCAATCAAATAATATTTATTTGGTGATTCATTTTGAATTTTATCATCAATTTCTTGTATCAAATGATCATATTCATTTAAATCTTCAATTATAAATTCATAATAACAATTCCAAATTGCTTTAGATGGTACATTGAATCCAACCCAATCGATAGGATATGTAAACAATCCTTCTCCAAATTTCATAGAATACAATCTCATTAGTTGAGATATGGTAAAATTTTTACCACGAATTTCGTCAAATGAAGATTCATAAAATTCTTGAACTCTACAAAATGTCATTGCGAGATCATAAGAATTTTCTATCTCTAAAAGATAAATTCCTTTATGAAGTTTGGTTAGGGTATGATTTATCTTCATAGATTTATATAAATATAGATGAACCAAATATGAAAGTCAACATCAAAGATACGAGCATAAAATTAGCAGATAAAATTGCAGAATTTATTGGTTCATGGAAGTTCATTATAATTCAATCTACTATCTTAATGATTTGGATAATAGCTAACGTAGATAAACTCGTAAATTTTGATCCATATCCTTTTATTCTTTTAAATCTTTTTCTTTCGTTTGAAGCTGCTTATGCAACACCTTTAATTCTAATGTCATCAAATAGACAATCAGAAAAAGATAGAGAGCATTTAATTCACGATGTTGAATTAGATCAAAATTCATATAATCTTATGATTCAGTTGAATGAGATTTTAATTGAATTAAAAGAAGATTTAAAATTGGAAAAGAAAGCATTAGAAGATCATGCTAAACTAAAAGATGATCACAGTAAACTCCAAAAAGAATTGGAAGAAATTAAAAAGTTATTAAAAAAATAAACTACCTACCTGTATTTTTAATATCAATAATTTATCAAATTAAAAATCATTATTTGCGTTGCGTAGAATCAAAAATGTATTTTCTAAAAGATAAATATTATATATGTATAAATGTAATTTTTGCGAATTAACTTTTAAAACTAAACATTCTCGCGGTGGACATCAAAGAGTTCATTCAAATAAAAAAAGATCAGGAAAAGAATTGATATACTTAAAAATACAATCTGATAAGCAAAAAAATACAAGACAAATTGAATATTTTAAAAATCCATTATATTGTAATAATTGTTTTACTTTAATACCTTATGAAAAAGGAATATCTAAAATTAGAGAACAGAAATATAAAAAAATTAAAAATGTATTTTGTAATAGTTCATGCTCTGCAACATACAATAACAAAAATAAAACATATGGAAATAGAAGATCCAAATTAGAAATTTGGTTGGAAGAACAATTAACTTCTATGTATCCAAATTTAGAAATACAATATAATCGAAAGGATACTATTAATAGTGAATTGGATATCTATATACCATCATTAAAAGTTGCATTTGAACTTAATGGTATTTTTCATTATGAACCAATTTATGGTGAAGAAAAATTAAAACAAATAGAAAATAACGATAATAGAAAATTTCAAGCTTGTTTAGAACAAGGAATAGAACTTTGTATTATAGATACGTCTAAAGTGAATTATTTTAAAGAAAAAAATATA